GGAAGTCGCTTGGCTATGCAGATATGTGAAGGGTCCACGGTCTACGCATGGACTTGGGCCGCCGCAATCCATGGGGGAATTTGCGTAGGCCCATCGTGCTCTCCATATCCATCGCAGGCAAATACCTGCTCGATGCAAACATTCAATTCGTATACCGGGACGACGCTGGTGCCGGAGAACATAGGAGTCGTAAATGTCTCTCCGTAGCTTAGCGCTATTCGTATTCCTGGCATCTGGTATGGCTCTCGCGCAGGGCACTGGAGGTAACGGCGTGCCGGGTCAGTCAATCGGCACTGGTAATTACACCCTTGGCAGTACCCCGCTCGTTTCTGGAACCCCCACCACGACCATCGCAGGACTTGCGCAGTTGCAAAACGTATTCTACTTATCCTCCGCTTCCGAGATTGGAGCGCAGTGCAACTCGGCAGTCACTGCTCTCGGTTCGACTGGGGGCGTAATCCAGCTACCCAACTCCACCTCGCTGACGATGACCACGGCCTGCACAAACATCCCCCCGCAGATATCGATTACTGGATATGGCAAGAACGCCACCATCATCACTTGCACGGTAGCGGGTGACTGTTTTCAATTCACCATGAACCCTACGACCGTCGGTTCGATCGCATCGGGGGTTTCAAGTTTTGAAATCGACGGCAGCGGGGCCAGTAATCAAGTTCTTATGCACTTCAACGGCGCGAGCGGCTACACGCTTCACGATCTACAATTTGAGCCCTATGGCGGGTCCGGTAATGCGGCTACCTGTCTCGAATTTGATAACTCCGCAACGGGTCTCTTTACGGAAAGAAACCGATCCTACAGCGTAAATCTTGAGCGGCAATGCACGACCGGTGTGCTTTTCAATCAGAACTCAGGAGACAGCAGTTACTCTTTCGGCTACAACAACTTCGAGTTTCAGCTAGCCGCGGAGGGATCGAATTATGGAATTGTGTTCAACGGCAACGGGATACTCTACGGCGGCTCGCTGACTGTCTACTGCAACCACATCGGCCCTGGCGGTGGATGCGTGCAGTTCAACAACGCCTTTAATGCTAACGGTATAAGTGGAGCACCGGGAGAAAGATTATTTATCACAGCAGAGGAAGATGGCTCGGGCGCTGGCACGGTCCTGGCGGCCACCGGGACAAATAGCCTGAATTTCGACGGGATCATATTTAATGGTTCGTCCTCGGCTACGGCACTAGCGACGAACACATCCGTGGCAGGAGGCGCGACCCTTTATATCTCCAACCAGTACGGGGTTCAAGGATCAAACGGCACAGCACAATCCGGGGTTGCTGTAGATACCAACTACAATACCGTGGCTGGTGCCACACCGAGGTCTTTCCTGTGTCCAAACATAGGCGATGGGGCATGGTGCGAGACTTTAGTAGGTACAGGCACCGGTACGGGCAATGCTGCCACGCTGCAATTTTTCAATGAGGGCAACAATAACTCCGGCAGCCGCGGCATTTTGGGCATGCCCGGAAACTCTGCGATTGAATGGGACAACGCTGGAAACGCTTATGTGACGGGCGGGAACCTCATTCTGGGGAACACGACCTACGCTACAATCCAGATGGTTGGCCCCCATACCTGGTATGACGAAATCAGCTCGACCGGGCAATACATTCTGTTCGATGTTACAAGCAACACAACGCCGTTTTATATCACAACGGCGGGCTCCCCCTACAACAACGCTTTTGCGGTTGGTGCTAACTCGATATTTGGGTGGAGTTCTCAGGCTCAATATGCCAATAACGCCGCCGCTGACACCGCCTTCTCGCGTTCGGCTGCAAACGTAGTTGCTTGCGGCGACGGCACGCAAGGGGACTTCTCTTGCCGCTTAAAGTTGGCCGCGATAACTCTGGCGGGCGGTACGTCGCCAACGATCACGGGATGCGGTACGATATCGGCGCAAGCGGGCGGTGCTACGGCAGGAACCTTTACTACCTCTTTAGCCGGAACCTGCACGGCGGTAATCCCATTACCCACTGTAGCTCACGGCTATATCTGCAATGTGATGGATCAAACGTCTCACACGGTACTTCCGCAAAGTGCCAATAGTACGGCAAGCTGCACTGTTACAGGCACAACTGCGGCAAGCGATGTTCTGGTATTCTCGGCGCTTGGCTGGTAGCTAGTAGCGCGGCCCTTTCCTTCGGGAAACCCAATACGTAATCAGTCCGACGATGCCTGCTGAGACGGCGATAAAAAACGCGAGCCCAAGAGCCCCGGGTAGAGACTCAATCAGCAAATGCCAGACGAAGCGTAAGAAGTTCACCGCACCACTATAGCAAATCCAAGAGTTCAGGAGAAAACACATGGTTCGCAAAAAGATAGTTGTTGCCCTTCTGTGCCTGTCGGCAACCGGCTTTGCACAGACAATTACCAAGGCAGGTATAGCCACTCAGTTCAACCAGTGGCGCGCGCCCGGGACCACCAACCTCATCGCTGGAGCCAATGCCCTGGTGCCGATTGCCTCATGCGCAATCTCGGCAGGAGGGGTGAACACTTATGCCCTTGCGGCATCGACGCCGATAAAAATCAACGACCCCGGCAATCCGGCGATTGACGAAATTATCACGCCTACCGTGGTTGTGCAGGGGGGTGCATGCACAGCGACCTTCACCACCAGCAATGCCCACCCGGCGCCGTGGTACATCACCAGCGGAACGTTCGGACTGCAGGACGCAATTAATGCGGTCGTGGCGACTGGGGTTATGAATGTGGTGCAGCTTGATGCTGCGTGGTTCAATAGCGGCGGCACGGCGACGACCATCTACGGCGCCGCTGGAAGCCCATACGTATCGATTGTGGCGTCAAACCTCACGCCCTACCCAACCTATCGATGGAATGGAACTCACTATATTCCTACCTACTCTCTGCTTGGGAGCATCGGCACGGTTCCGGCAATTGCAGCAGGTGCGGCGGCCGGCAGTTCCCCAACTGTTCTAACTGCGGCTGGATCTTCCGGCAACATTATCACCGCGGACGTGACCACGGGGACAGCGACGACGACTGGCACGCTATTTACGGAGACAGTTGGGACCGCTCCAGCCTCAGGAAACATGGACTGCACCGTCCAGAGCGTCGGCGCCAACGTTCCACCTGCATTCACGGTATCAATCACTGGAGGTGTTGCGACTATTGCCGTGGCCGCTGCTCCGGTGGTGTCGACGGCATACATCTTCGCACTGGCGTGCAACTAGATGTGGAGGCTTCCATGGATACCCCGATTCCTGTACGAGGACCTGAAGGCGGAAATCTCCGACCTGAAGCGCGAGCGGCAGATTTTATACGACCGTCTAGCAACTCTGGGGCTGGGTGGTCCGCTCTTCACCTTGCCGAGCTCGCAAGATTCATCACCAATTACGGAACCAGAGGAGGAATCAATTAGCGAAGAGGAGCAGGAGCAAATATATATGGCATCCCTGCGACCCTCGAAGCGCGCGCACTATCTCGAATGGAAGATGAATCGCGATCGCAATAGGGTCAATCGGGGCCCAAGTGTGGCACATATCACGCCCGAGCCGGTTGCCAAAGTAACCGCTGCACTTGAGCAAGCCGAGCAGGCAGGGAAGAGCTCGGCTGGCGCTGAATTCGTAAAGTCTACCCTCGCCGTATTTAGAAAGAAACAGGCTTAGATTGGCCACAACGCCCACCCTCGACATGCAACAGCAATCGCAGGTGATCCCACCGCAAGAGCAGCCATCCCAGGAGCACACAAGCTCCGCGCCGATGGTTGGCGACGCGCAAGATCCCCAGAATAGCGGTGGCATCACCGAGGATGACCAGCGGGCACTCATTGCGCTCGTAAGAAAATATCGTGACCAGTGGTCCGCGAACCGCGTGTTCCTGCGTCAGCGCTGCGTTCGTAACCTGGAGTTCTTCAAGGGCAATCAATACATATCTTTCGAGCCAGGAAGCACGCAGTTCGTGGGCGGAGGCGATTGGTTCGGTTCTGGCATCGGGAACGGCACGCATGAGCAGAACGCGGACGACACCGATATTTATAAAAAGTGCAAGAACTTCTTTCAAATGTTGTGCGTTGGGTTCATTGCTGCGCTTTGTCCGCAGGTGCCCAAGTCAAAGTGGATGCCGGTGAACGCGGAGGAGCTTGCTGACGTAGCCACAGCCAAAGCCGCACAAATCCTCATCGACATAGTTGAGCGCGACAACAAAGAGGCGTCGCTACTCAAAGGGCAGTTGCTCTATATGTGGAACTGCGGTGCTGCCTTCCGCCATACACGCTATATCGTGAGCGCAGAGCGGGTTGGAACCAAGAAAGAGCCAATCTACAACTCGACTGAGACCGAGATCATGCCCGCGCGCATGCACTGTTACAGCTGCGGCGCAGACAACCCGGCCGGGACGCAACAGTGCGCTAACTGCGGAAAGCGCATGCTTGATGACAGCTTTTATCCCCCCGTGACCGGGCCGGTTACGCAACAGGTCGGGACTGAAGAGGTTCCGCAGGGCGCAGTCGTTCAGAATTTGTATAGCCCGCTCGAAATAGATGCTGACCCTGGCGCTAGCAGCTTGCTCGACACGCCAATCCTCAACCTGGAGGTCGAGATTCATATTGCGGCACTACGCGCGGCCTATCCGACCATGTACAAGGAGATCCAGGCGTCCGCGTCCAGCGTGCTCTCTTCCAACGGCTCCATCGATCGGCTTGCAAGGCAGCAAATCTATTCACAAACCAGCGGCCAGATGGACATTCTCTCCAACATGAAGCCTACGCTTTCGCGGACATGGATTCAGCCGTGGGCATTCGATCTTGAGGATGATCAGGAATTCGGCGTGCGGATGAGAGCAGCCTTCCCTAGTGGTTGCCTGCTGATCAACACTGGGGAAACGTTCCTTACTGCCAAAGAGGCTGACCTCAACAAAGAGTGGACCTGGGCTGGTACGCACGAGAACTTCAAAATGTTCCCTCCCGCGCCTGGGGACGTAGTTGTCCCATTTCAGGAGGACTACAACGACCTGTCCAATATCTTGCAGGAGGGTATCGACCGCTGCGTTTCCGGGATCATCCTGGGCAACGATGACTTGATTGGCGGAAATGCGATGCAGGGCAAGCGGCTGCTTCCGGGAATCATCAACGGAGTCAAGCTGAAACGGACCGGTGCGCCGGGTTCCATGAAGCTGGAAGACGCTCTATGGCAGTTTGAAATTGAACTCAAGATTCAAGAGGCGATGGCCTACTGCAAAGAGCAGATGATGGACGCCCAGATGTATGCCATGGTGCCTCCCCAGGTATACGGCGGTCAGGGCGACCCCTCGATTGAGACAGCGGCCGGCCAAAAGCAGCAACTGGGTACAGCCATGGGAGTGCTCAACATCTACTGGGAGAATCTGAAAGATGAGCACGCGGCGGCAGATGAACGTGCTGTAGCATGTGCGGCCGACAATCTCACCGATGACCTCCAGGACGTAATCGAAGAAAAGGACGGCTACCAGAATCAGTATGTGCGCCTGGATGATCTGCAGGGCAGCGTTCATGCCTATGCGGACACAGATCAAGGCTTGCCTGTATCGGCTTCTGAGCTACGCCAGCGCTGGATGGACCTGATTACCGCGGCAGAAAACAACCCAGTGGCTGCAGCGATCTTTGACGACCCTGCAAACCAAGAACAGGCAGCGGACGCGATGGGTGTATCGGGCATGGTGGTACCCGGTGCGGCGATGCGGACCAAGGTGCTGATGGTCATTAAGAAACTGCTGCAGGCCGAACCTATGCCGGTCATTGATCCGCAGACTGGTCAACCTGCAGTCGATCCACAGTCTGGCCAGCCGAAGCTGCAGCCATCGATCATGCCGACCAAGGGTATCGATGACAACCCAGACGCGGTAAAGGTTGGGAAGCAGACCATCTGGCAGTATTGCCAGGATAAGCCGCAGATTGCCGATGACAAGCCGCAGGGATTCCAGAACATCTTGCTCTACCTGTTCGCTTTGATAGCCATGGGGGCTGCATACGATGTGCAGGATGCTCAGGCAGCAGGAGCGGCTGAAGGAACAAAACAGGGAGCAGCGATGCAAGCCGCGGCCCCGCCGCCGAAACCGCCGCCGCAGTTGTCGCCACAAGAGCAGAACATGCTCTCTCTGGTTCGCCAGGACGGTGCCGAAGCCATGGCAGCCCAACTCAAGATCGCTGAGACAGGCAAGCTCGGTCAGGGAGAAAGCCTGCAAGCCCAGACAGCTGCGGCTAATTCACTGATACAGCTTGCGGCCAAGGTCGAACAGATCGCCGCAGATAAGACTTCTATTCAATAAGAGGACCACATGCCAGCAGAAACAGTAGCAGCACCCGCCCCAGCGGTGGCAAGCACTTCCGCGCCCGCAGCTAGCCCAGCACCTGCCGCAGCACCGTCTAGCGCCCCTGCAGCCTCTCCAGCCCCAGCAGCAGCGCCTGCTGCAGCACAGCCAACCTTCGGCCGCAACTCTGGCGTAACCAGCCATGTTGATCCAGGCCAGTTCCGCAACACGAACGAATACACACAGGCCGTGCTGGCTGAGCAGCTGGCGGCTGGAGCTGCGGTTCAAGATGCGCCTGCCCCGGTTGAGGAAGCGGTTGCAGTGGCTGAGCCGGTTGTATCAGATACCCCGGTCGAAGTCCCTGCACCCGACGCCGTTGCGGAAGAAAAGCCGGCAGAGACCGCAGAGCCGGACTTTGATCTTGAGCCTGAGACCATCGTCACCCCGGAAGCCCTGCAGCAGATGATTACGGAGAACGCAGACTTCGCCAAACTGCTGCAGGACGACCCCAAGCTAAATGGGCGCCTGCACAAGACGGCGCGCGAAGCCGCGGAACTCAAGCCATACCGGGAAATCTTCCCTGACCTCGAATCGGCGAAATCTGCGGTAGGAGCTGCAGCAGAATGGAACGATGTGCGCGAAACCTTCATGGGCTCGACCACCAGAGAAGGAACGCTCAAGACTCTGGCGCGCTTGACTGAGTTGTCTTACGAGCGCGACGATACCGGCAACGTTCTCTATAAGGACGACCAGCCGGTCATCGGGGAGGATCTGCACGGCTTCCTCGATAATGTTTGGGCGATTGAGATGGAGGACCGAAAATCTGACATCCAGAAGCGTCTCGATGCAAATCAATACCACGTTGGGGTAAAGACCGACGAGGAAAGGGACGCCGCTATCCGGCTGGATCAGGGACGGCTAGCCCTGATTGACGATCTTCTGGGGCAAGTGGTCGAAGCACCTGAAACGCAGGACATGACACCTGCACAGCAGCGTCGACAGCAGGAGCAGGACGCCCGCGATAAAGAGTGGCAGCAAAAACAGCAGGGCGAAAAGGTTGGCGAGCGGCAGAAGTTCGAAACCACCATGCAGACCGCAGCCCAGGACCGGCTGAATGGCGAAATCGCCAAGATCATGGCCAGCGTCGAGAAGCAGGGCGGCGTCGTCAGCCCCTATCTGAAGAACATCTTGCCTAAAGCCATCGCCTCGAAGGTGATTGGGAAGATTCTTGCCAACCCGACATTACAGGCTCAGATGCATAACCTCCAACGGCTTCCTATGGGCGATGACGCACGCACCCGCAGAGTGGCTGCCATTGATCGCGCTTACCAGACGTATCTGGGAGGCGTTGCCCGCGAAGAGTTGAGGGAAGCGGGAGTGCAGATCGCCAACGCCTCCGCAGCTAAGCGCGCCAAGATCGACGGGCAGATTGACAACACCCGCAAGACCGAGCCCACCAGAGGTTCAACGGGAGCGGTGACTGCTGGGAGAACACCCATGACCGCCGATGCTGCCTACGAAACTGCCAAAGGGGAGTGGATCAAAGCTAACCCCGGCAGACGTTTCGACAAGAGCGCAGAAGGCAATATCTTGCAGCGTGTCGTCAATTTGCAGTTGCAGTAAGAAGGTTGCAGCGGGCCCAAATCTTCTGAGCTACGGGCCCCCGCGTGGCGGACCCGGTGGTTCTGCTAGTCCCACGACCTCCCAGCGCGATTATCTGGGCGCTCTTAAAGCAGATAGGCAGCCTGCCAGCCCGGCACGACCGCTGCAAGACAAGTTTATCAGTTCCGCGCTAATTCGACTCGCTCAGAAGAGGTAACGCCGCCACCTCCCGGCGATAGAGCACCTGAGTCAAGTAAGCGCCTTCGCAGAAACATGCCGTCCCGGCTAAGTGCCTGGATGCGACCCAACATCTAACCCGCGCCCCATGTGGCGCTGAGGACCCATTATGGCCGCAGTCACTGGACAGGCAGCAACCACACAGCAGCTGCAGCTTGAGGCTCTGAATAAGACCATCAAGCTGCTTTTAGAAAAAGACGATACGCTCGACAACCGCATTTCCGAGCGTGGCGACATCACCCCGGTTTCCCTGCGCAGCTTCCGCGTGCGCTTTCAGACCGGATTCCCTGGCAACGTCGCGCTACTGAATCTCGATGGCGGCATCCTTCCCTCGGGCGGATTCAGCACCTGGGATCAAGGCACGATCACCCCGCTGGCTACCGTTATTCCAGTGGAATATTCCAAGCTGACCGACATCATCGGTGAAGGTGGCCCAAAGGTTGTTTCCGAAAACCCGGTGACCAAAACCTTAGCCGATGTTGCAGTTCAGATGAGAAAGAACCGCGATCAATTCCTGCAGCAAGCCGGTGATGGAAAAATCGGTCAGGTGGACGCCACCTATGCTGGCGGCGGTGCAAATCCAATCATCCTAACCTCCACGCCTTGGGGGGCTCGGTTGATTTCGCAGAACCAGCAAGTGCAGGTCATGACCAATGCTTATGTTCTGCGAGGCATCTGCTATGTGACCAACTGCAACAACAAGCTCGGCTCAACTCAGTCGATCACGGTGGATGTGGTACCTTCGGGCACGGTAGCTGGTGACTTCATCATGGTCGCCGCGGTTGCTGCCACCACCCCGGTATTCATCTACGGACTTCCTTATTTCCACAACACCGCCACCACGGGCACGTTCCTGGGCATTAACCGTACGCAGAATTACGTAGTTGCGAACGGTGTAGCTGCAGGGGGTGCTCCCATATCGCTACCGATGTTGCGTGCCGCAATGAATCGCGTCAAGCAGTCACTCGGATCTGGTGCAGTCAAAACGCAGGTATGGCATACCCACATGGCGCAAGTACAGGCCTATGAAGAGATGGGCTTTGCCAAGCAGTTCATCCCGCTGCAGGGTGGGAAGGCGGGCTCACTCGACATGCTCTTCGATGGTAAGTACACGATTGCCGGCAGAGAGGTAATCGAAAACGTTCACGCAGACACAACCCGCTGGGATTTCATGGAATTCGATTCCTGGGGCAAGGTCACTTGGGGCAGCGCACCGTTCTGGTTCAAGAACCGGTCAGGACAGTGGGTATTCCAGCTCTATGACCCGTCTTCCGGCAACCCCACCACCAATGAGGCATGCTGGTACGTCGACTGCCGTCAATATTACGTGGATAATCCATTAGCAATCAGCTCTGTTACCGGGTTGAAACTTCCCACCTACAACTAACTACTAACCACGCAGGGGCTGGGAGCGATCCTGGCCCCCTCGTTTTTGGAGCAAAGAATGCACGTAGTACCGCGTGAAACTCAGCGATTCCTGAAGAGATACGGCGGGGTCAATCCCTATAACCAGCCAAAATGGCGGCTTATCGTATCCGAGGAGTGTCTTGTCAAGGAAGCTGGCGTCTGGACAGACTGGGCCGAAGGCCTTTCTACCAAGGAGAAGGGCGGACTGAATTTCGCCCCGATTGAGGGCCAGCCGGGCGTAGTTTACGAGCGCTTCCGAAACAAGCCTATTCGCGTGGTTACAGAGGTGCGCGAGACGCAAAAGTATCCCCAGGCGGAAGGCTGGATTCTTGAGTGCTGGCGTCCTGCTTCTAGTTATGGCACGCCAGAAGACTGGTACTCCTACGTGGCATCCGACGGGATTACTCCCATGCTTGGGCCATACCCTGAATGCGGTGATTATGAGATGCAATTTGGGCCGTGGGAAAAGCTACCGACCACAGACATACTGCAGACTCTAATTTCCCGGCATTCGAGCAGCATAGCCAACCGCACAGGCACCCCATTTTCCCGTGCAGTCGAGTATCTCCAGCGTGCTGAATACGCAGCACAACGGAAAGAGGAAAAGCTCAAAGAAGAGTATGCGGCCCAGTTTCGCGATGTGCTTAGCCCCATGAAAAGCACCAGCTTGGAAGCTTCGCGGTGGCGGCAGGAATTAGCCGCGCGCACTGGAAACGAAAATCAACATATCGGTGTTCTATGACGACCGGCCCTAGCCAATGGATCGCAGAGATGAAACGCAAACGCGAAGTGCTCAAACTTCGCAGGGAGGCGCTTGCTCTGGCGAGGACGATTATCGAACAAGACCCTAGGACTGAGGGAATGAGCGCATACGAGATTGAGTGCGCCGCGTGCGATCTATGCGATAGGCAGGTTAACGAACTCAAGTTCCAGCAGGAAAACGACAAAGGAGAAACATCATGGCAGTAAACGAACTTACTCCACTACAGGCCCAGCAGCGGGAAAACATGCACGTGCTCTTTCCTCAGAGCGACGGGCGACGGGTAGCCAAAGACCCCGGGACGCGCCATACCAACTCGATGCGCGCAACGCTTGAGAAGCAAATTAAGCAGACCGGCTCCGATCGCCCTGTAACGTTGCTCAACCTCAACCCAATTGCGCTAAAGATCAATGGTGGCATGTTCCATCCGGAAGAGATACCTGCCTGCCCGCTGGATCAGCCATATGTGGTTTACGTGTTTGGCCAAACAAGATGGGGGCACAAAGACAAGGGCGTCGGTCTGGACAACGTGCATCAGATCGACCCATTCCCGGAAATTCCAAAAAGGCTAGCCGGCGAGTACATGCGTGAATACCAGCAGGAGAAGGATGGGTTTGGCGGCGTGCTCTGCTATGTAGGCGACCACCACCCATCGACCATAAAGAAGGGCGAGATGGTCATGGTGCCTGTGGTCACCTACGTCGACGGGGATCTGGTCATGGACGAGGAGGAAAGAGACTTCCATCAATTGCTGGGGATAGTACGCACCAAGCGTAACCAGTCGCTCATGCGCGACATTCAAGAGGCTGTCAGCTGGCACGAGAACCCGGAGCAGGCCAAGAACGTCAACGATTCCCACCGCGATAAGGCAAGGATGGCGAAGCGGGAAGGATTGATCCCCGAGCTTCCACGCTTTTGTATGCATGAGAACCTATTGACGGAAAAGCAGCCGGACCCGTGCCCAGTCTGCGTGGCGATTCCGAAAGCCGGTGCCATCCTGTGCACCAACTGTAACCACGTTTTCAATCCGCTCGAGGCTTACCGCAATACAAAGATCGCATACGGTGCCGTCGAGATGGACCGCATGACAGAGCTGGAATGGAAGATTGCAGACCAGTTAAAAGCGCAGAGGGATCATATCCGTGCGGGTCGCGGGGTTAAGGGCCAGTGAGCAGTTACACGGTCGGGCGGGTCAAGGGACGCGTACGGTCATTAGTGGACGATCCGCGCGCATCTTGGTGCACGGATGATTTTCTCATCCCGCTCGTCCAGGACTTGTACGAGGACTCCAGTTCCCAGCTTGTCTCCACGCAGAGCAGCTGGGACATCGGAGTGGTAGAGGTTCCCGGCATTCAGCCTGGTACACCCAACCTCTCAGCCCAGCAGGTAGCCGGCGGCATGCTCGCACAGCTTACCGACCAACCGTTGCGGATTGATTGGAAGCCGGCCGGACAGGCCGCGGCGTACTACCTGCTGATACCCAATTACGAGGTGCTGCCTGACATCCAGCCCGCGCAATACATGCTGGGCTGGGAGTATCGCAGCGATGTCATCTGGCTTACCCCGTGCACGATTGAGGTGGATCTGCGCATTCGCGGGGAATTTGATCCGCCCGACCTCAACGAAGACGCCAGCGTGCTTACGTCGCACCCGCGCATCGGGCTAGCAGTCTCTTATGGGGTTGGATCACTGATCGGAGTAATCCGTGGAAACAAAGGATGGGAGACCAGCTACAACGCGAAGTATGAAGAAATTATGGACGACATCATGACCGAGTTAGTCAGGTCAGAGCAGGGACAGATTAGGCGAATAGGCAGGCAATCAGGTCGCGGCGGTCGTGGTAGGGGCTTAAGCATTCCAACAGCAAGTTAAAGGAGAAATAAAATGGCATCAGTAGTGTCCTATGTCAGCTACGAACATGCACCCGGAGGGTCGAAGGATTTTATCTTTAACTACTCCATCACCGTCTCTGGAACCTACACCACAGCCTCAACCGGTGAGTCCATCGACTTGACAAAGGCGCTCAACCCGAACGGGATTGAACTGGATGACTTCCTTCCGGCCGCAGGCTTGGATGAGAAGTTCGTTGACATCCTAATTGCCAACGTCCAGGGTTATGGCGTCGGGGTGTCTGCGTACAGTGCTGGATTGTTCAACTTGTTCTTCTACAGCGCTCCTGCCACCGAGTTGACTACGCAAACCTACCCAACAGCTATTTCTGGCGGCCAGGTGAACATTGCAGTCAGACACCGTGGCTGATACAATATAGGGGCGTGCGTCACCTGCGAGAGAACCAGAACGCGAGAATACATGCGAAAGAAAAGAGCTAACGGCGCTTGAATTTTAGTGGAATGACTCCGGCTCCGATCGCTCGATTCGGCGGCTACGTGGGCTCGGAAGATCCGACCGTGCTCCCGCTTGGCATAGCCGCGGTGGCGAAGAATGTTCGTTTCCAGCTTACCAGCGTGTTCACCCGGTATGGGCTGCAGACTGCGATGACCTCGCAAAATGCCGTCCCGATCAGTGGACTCGCATCGCTCATTTATACCCCGGAAAATCCAGGCGAGACGCTGTTTCAGGTCCCGATGGTGTTCGATACTTCGGGGTTTTTGCTGGTCGAGCAGCCGGCTGGGAGTGGGAAGCTGATACGCGTGCAGGGACCTCTCGTCACGCAACCGGTGAATGCACACGCGATCGTGACAGAGGCCTACAACAGAGCTTTCGTGGCGTTCAGCAATTTGAAGACGCCGGTAGCTCCGATCAATGTTTACTCTCTGACGGATCGGTATTTAAGCCCTTATGGCCAGAAGCCGCTCGGAGGATCTTGGCTAGCTTCGACAGCATACGTGGTTGGGGAGTATGTTCAGCCCACAGTGGCGGGCGGTAACGGGCATCTATACCGATGCTCAGTTGCTGGCACCACTCAAGGCGGAGAGCCAACATGGCCCTTGCCTGAAGGCGGTACTGTTCAAGATGGTACTGCGAGTTGGACAGAATCAACCCCCGTACTCGTCAACAGATTACCATCACCCAACACGCCCAGCATCACACGCGACAGCGGAGGAGGTACCTTTGCAGCGGGGCGAGACGTTTACCTACAAATTACGTTCACCAATTCCCAAGGTGAATCGATCGCGAGTGGTCCAGCGATCTTGGTGGCGACGGCGTCAAATGACGCGGTTCAAGTGGCAATCCCAACTCTGGCAAGCCTCGCTGGCTGGATTCGAGGACTCACCGCACCCTATGTGCCCACGGGATGCAATCTGTATGAAGCAGACGTTGCCACGGGAGGAGCTGCACCATCCAGCGGAAGCTTTGCGCTCGTGGGAAGCTATGCGCTAGGGGCAATGGCTACAGTAACGGCAACGGCCAGTGGTGCAGCGCCATCCACAGCAAACACGGCGAGGGTGACCCCTGGAGGTCTGGCATCGCCGCCTGCACCAACCGCAGAACGAGCTTCCGGCGCAGGAGCCTTTCCTGCTGGTCGTGATGTTTATCTGGTAGCAACATTCACCAATTCTACCGGAGAAACGCTACCATCCGTAGCAGGATCTTTGCTGGACACCGTACTTAATGATGCAGTGCAAGTTCCTATACCGTCTACACTGTATCAAGTAACAGGAGTGAAGCTTTATGAGTGCGACGTTGCCACCGGATCACCATCTCCAGCGACAAGTAGCTACGCTCTTGTCGGAACTTACCAACCCCTCAGTACCGCGACGATATCGGCCTCTGCTAGCGGTCCTCCCCCGCCAACAAGTAACACGAGCGGATCTGCTGGAAATATTGCACCAGACTCTGCGGACGTAAGCGATACTGGGGTTCAGGGGTATCGGTATGCATCAATTGCTTTCACTAACAGAAACGGCAATCTCAGCGGAACTGTCCCTGCATTCACGTCCATATTCGTTGATGTGCCAGGGTACGAGATTTACATGGCCAACATTCCGATTGGTCCCAATAACGTCATCAACCGTACGATTGGTCTCACCGTGGCCGACGGCACGAACGTGGGGCCTTTCTTCTACATCCCATCGGCTACGGTAAGCGCCAACATCCCGATGACTGCAACGGTCATCCCAGACAACACAACCACGACAGCATTCTTCAATTTCACCGACGAGTTTCTTGAAGGCGAAACCAGCACAGACATGACGGACCGGCTGCGCTGCATCCTGCCGCCGCCTGCTGTGGACGTATACTACTCGCCAAGCATTGATAGAATCGTACTTACAGGAGTTGGCGGCTATGGATCGGGACACTACATATCTCTTTCGGCTGATTCAGAGTCATACTACGGAGACACTAGCCCTATCCAAGTTGCTAACGGAAATGGACAACTCTGTATTTGCGCACGCGAGTTTCAAGGTACAGTGTACAGCCTTAAAGAACGCTCTGGATTCACTATATCTCCAACTGCAACAGATCCCAGTACTTGGCAAGTCAATCAGCGTTGGGAAGGTGTTGGACCCTGCGGACCGCGGGCAGTCTGTGTAACCAACGACTTCCTGTTCTTTGTGCATCGCTCTGGTGCCTACGCATATAGCGCGGGTGCTCCTGCACCGCAAAGACTTTCCGACGAAATGCCGGACATTCCCGGCGGCCTGTGGTCCACGATCAACTGGGATGTGCAGCAGACCATTTGGGCCTGCGCGGACGAAGAGAAGAAAGAGCTGCGCATCGGCGTACCTGTCAATGGTTCGCTGACCCCGAACCTGACCTTGACGCTGAATTACTCCGAAGGCTTGCAGGGCCCCATCAAGTTCACCGCGATGGATGGAAACGAGAAGTATGTGCCCGGCGGCCGCAAGTGGTCAATAGATGACATCGCCGGAAACTGTGCGGTCAAGGTAGAACGTGCATTGCCGACACTTGCATCCCCCTTTGGCACCATGCGGCAGTCGCAGGTACTGATTGGCTCATCTTCGCCTGATGGAACTGTGCAAGCCGTGACGATGGGGGTGTACCGAGATGGACAGCAAGGCATTGACTCGCGGTACAGAACTGCATGCCCGCCAACGCCAGGGATCAGCCAGCTTGGCGGCGTCAGCATTAACGCTACAGGTGCCGGTGCGATGACTGTATCTGTGATGGTCGGCGGCCTATTCACCACGTCCCCGGGCATGGGCAACCAAGGCGCTCTCCCGACTGGAGAAGTCAAGATGCCAGATCATCACCTAACCCCAGAGCAGTGGAGCGCGTATGATGCTGGAGCTCGTGGAGTAAGCGACGAATGGTTCAGCATCGAATTCAGCAACAATAAAACGCCCGACTCGTATTTCGGCGTAAAAGGCGCAGTGCTCTTCACCAGACCGCTATTCTCTGGACGTGCGGGGTCGGGCAGATAGTGGCGCTCGCATTGAATGGTGGCCAGATCAACGCGGCGGCAGGTAGCAATCAGGCCCTGCGTGAAACACTGCAAGCGATTGCCAACGAGTTTCAGTCTCAGTATGCCCAGACCGGCAGCGGACCGATTCAGAAGGTCGATGCGACTCCGGCAAAGAATCTTGGGCCGCCCGGACAATGCGCCCTGTCTGTAACTGGGGCCAACGGGACGTTTACCGTCAACATCACTCTGCCACAGCAAGCATCTGGTTCGGCCAAGCCAGCCAACCCAACCAGCGCGCCGATCTATCAGGAGGTTTCTAGCTCTCCAGTCTCTAACTTCACCACCGGGCTGGTGGTCTATCCGATCACCGTAGCGTCATCAATGAGCTTTGACAACCCCGGCGCTACATTGTTTTGGAGGCTGCGGAGCACTTACGACCAGAGGACCTATACCTCGTACACCTATCAGCAGGGTGGGGCAGTTGCAGCGGGGCTGGACACATCGGCGGCGCATAATCCCAACCTGCTTTTGAATCAGTCAAATTTCGCCCGGATCGATTCAATTGGGGCAGGAGCTACGGCGACTATCCGCATATATGGAAGCGGCGGAGTCGGCACTTCATGGACTTCGATTCTCGGAGAAAACAGCAAGGTTATACCTGCGGGTACGCTGCTAAATGTCACATACGGCAGCACGGTTTATGTGGCATGGGACGGATCGCGCTATCAGATGAAATCCGATCTCACGCAGACCTTTGCCGATACTTGGCTCCCCGTGGGATCAACATCTGTAATTTCCAATGGCGCTGGCCTCGTGCTTCCGCTGATCACCCCAGTCAGTACCAGCGGTCACATCATCGGGTATGACATCACAAATGGTGGGAACGATATCACTGGAACTCTTTCCTTCGCGATCGTCGACACCGGGGGCGGCACGGGCGCTACGGTTGGCCCGGCAACTATTTCGGCTGGCGTTCTTACCGCACTCGGAGCTGGCAACCCAGGAGCAAGTTATTCGGGAGCCACGACCGTCACGGCGAGCGGCGGGATTAGTGGTGGCGTGGCTGGAGGGGGAGGCCCCACCGGTAACAACAACGGACGGCTCTACACAACCTCATGAGCTACCAACTTCACCAGCAATATCTAGACCTGGCGAGCGGCTTTCATGTGATCGAGCTGCGTGACGAACGCGGCCACAAGCACCTGCTGCAGATCGCGGTAGGGCATGACGCCTGCCCCGCATGCGGGGCCGTGCATCCGAAAACGAACCTTGGCGAACTGGACCCAACCGCAGCCATTGTCACGCACAACGAAGCGCTGAATACGTCGCAGCAGAACATGCTCGAATATGCCAAGAAGCACGGGCTTGTCGTGAAGTGATGTTCCACATGGAACATAAGTGAGGCTTTCATTTAGGACCGCCGTCCCGGAAGACCTACCAGCGATTCAGCAGTTACATCAAGATCAGCAGCAAGCACAGGGCACCTCATACGAGTTGCCTTTTTTGTTTGCGCGCAACATCCCGATTGCTCTTGTCGGCGTGGACGATGTCGGCGTAATTCGGCAGTGCTTTTACTGTGAGGCCGTCTGCGAACTCCGCTTTGTTGGATGTGATCCCCGCGCGACGGCTTTATCTCAGCGCGAGAGTGACGGGCTTTGTTACGTATTAAAGCTTATGGGCTATCGGTGGCTAGAAACCTACGTTCCGCGAAAGTTGAAAAAGATGATTCAGAAACCGCTTCGACGTGCCGGATTTACCTGCGTTGATCAGGAGTTGGCGCACTTTACGCGCGATTTAAGGGAGAAACCATGAGCCGTGGGCAGGAATCCAGCGTTGTCAACACCGCTTCGAGCCAGAATGCAACCAACTTTGGCAACGCTCAGTCTGCATACGGCAACACGCAGAGCGACATCGGGAACTATCAGAACCAGCTGAACAAGTTTGTCTCCGGTAATCCGTACACGGCCGGTGGTGAATATTCGAGTACCATTAATCCCCAGCTGGCCAACGCCTCCGACGCCGGCGCCAACTCGCTCGCGGGCTCGCTTCAAAGCCAGGCTAAACGGACCGGGATGAACAGCGCAGCCAATGCGGCCACCGCAGCGAGTGGGGCGCAGGCGGACACTCGTGACCTATCCAGTGCTCTTGCCAGTTCCAACCAGAATCGCATCAGCAGCGAAGCCGGGTACAACCAGACCGCGCTTGGTGCTACATCCACGCCGATCAGTGCTGAATCTGGCTTATATGGAACTGCGGGCGGCCAAGCGAGTAGTGCGCTGGGAACACAGCAGTCTGCATCCACGCAACCAGGATTCTGGGATACCTTAGGCAACTCGTTCGCAGGCGCCTTGGGTCAGGCTAAGGGTGGTTCTGGAGGGCAGGGATAAATGGGCGGCTACAGCATTACAGACCCGACATACCAGGCACTGAGCTCGAGCGACGACGACCCCAGAGCTATGCTTGCCAAGATCATGAGCCCATCGAGTGCAGCACAATTGGTCGGCCCGCCACCCGACAGCCCGCCCGCGCATCAGCCAGGTGTGTCGACGCCATTGACCGGAACCCTTGCTGCAGCCCCATCGCAGGCGGTCGCCAAAAACATGGACACCGCATCCGGCCGGCAAGCGTACAACACCCCGCAGCAGTCACCCATTGGAGGCCTTGCTACGGGCGTGTCTAACCCCCCAAATGGCGGCGACGTCAACAGCATCGTAAACCCGGTGCAGCCTGCGCCAATAGCGGCGCGCACCGCAGTTCAGCCTGCAAACACTGGTCGCTTCGGTGTTCAGCAGGTTCAACCTGCAGTTAGTCCGACCAACATGGGTCTGCCGCCCGCCGTGACGCCAGCCCCATATCAACCTGGCGTGCCTTTAGCTGCCCAGCAAGCGCAGCGGTTGCGGTCGTATAGCTCCGGGCCCGGTCCAGCAATGTACGCCGCTTCTCAGTCGCCAGTAAGCACCGATCCGCGAAACCCTGACCCAAGCGCTTCTCTGCGGCCTGCTGGTAGTAGTGTTGCAGGACCTCAGCCCGTTTCACCTGCAGCGCCTACTCAGGTGCAGGGACCCTCTGCGCTGGATACCGCCCAAAGCAGGTTGGCGCAACTCACTAATTCCGGTAGCGGCGTGAGTCAGATTCAGAACCCATTCTTGCGAGGTTTGGCGCGGACGGCTGATGTCGCTGGTTCCATCCTTGCCCCAGGTGTTGCGGCCGCAATTCCAGGCACCACGCTTCACAATCAGCAGCTGATCGGACGCCAGCAGCAGATTGTCGGCAATGACCAGGCGCAACAGACGGTTGCGGCGCAACAGCAGGATATTCAGCAGCAAACCGCCCAGCGCGCAGCGACGGCAGCCAAAGAGACCGCTATGGCTGGGGCGGACACCCCGCGGCCGGTAACCGCGCAGGAGGCCGTGCAGGCTGGGACCCCAGGTCTCGAAGGCAGCATTATGCGGCCCAGCGACATCGGTAGGCTCAACCAGCGTACGGTCCAAAACCAAGGCCAGATAGACAAGCAGGATGATCCGGATTCGGTAGCCGCAAAGAATGCGCAATCGCTCGCGGATGTACGCCAGACGCAGCAGGTACTCAACAAGGCGAAGGCAGACGCCGCGAATGCAGATCCCAGCACGCCCGCTGGCAGAATGGTCATAGCTAAACTTCGCGCGGCAGAGGACGGCCACTCTGCCGCCATGGTCCGCGCTCAGGCGCAGATGATCAATGCCCAGGCGGGAGCATTTGGCACGGTCAACGGGCAGGCGCTGCCGGGAGCGATGCTCACCGATCAGGGTCAGCCGGTCGGTTCCCACTTCCAATCAAACGTCAGGCCTACCGGGGCAGAGCGCGGGAAGGGCGATCTGGCAACAAGCGCTAGGAAAGAAATCGGCACTATGCAGGCGATCGCCGAGAAGCATCCGGAATACTTTGGTCCCGGATATGGGCAGAGTCAGCAATTCCAGAAATGGATAGGTTCTCAAGATCCTGATGCCCAACGGTTCGCTACTGCTAAAGCGATCGCCGGCGAGCACGCTGCGGCGATGTTCGGGTCACACTCAAAAGAAGTCATCCAGCAAATTGACTCGGCACTTGGCTCGTTCCGCGATAACCCCGCCGCGGCTAAGGCAGCCATGGGTGAAGTGCTGGGCGCTACTGGTGTATTCGCCAAGGCCGGAACAATGAAAACCGTGGGTAGCAATGTGGCGGCCCAAGCGGTGCCTCAGAGAGATCCGACCATGCTTTACGCGCGCGACCCAGGCGGTAAGCTGCACGCTTCCCCGAAAGAGGGCGCTAAACCTCTGCCGGCCGGCTGGAAGTATGATGTGCAGCCCGCAGGAGGCAAGTAGTGGGAGGCTGGGGCGTACCGGTCGACGAGCAAAGCACTGCGGCACCCGCGGCATGGGGCACGCCCGTTGACGAGGACTCAGGGACCGTACAGCCCGCCATACCGCAACCAGCTAGCCCGGTCCAGAGTCCTCCAAACATGGGAATGATGGACTATGCCAAGATGGGCTGGAATGCACTCACCCAACCGGAAGCGACAGGCACGCGACCGGGCGTAATCGGACAGGCCGCGACAGCCATCCACAATGTCGGCGGCCGTGCCCTGAATGTTGTCGGGCAGGCGATACCGCAAGCGGCACAAGCGCTATCTGATGCCGGACAGCACCCACTCGATACCCTGATGAAAACCACCCCCATGGGGATGGCATCAGATGCCGCCAATGCTGTGGCCAGCCGGGTAGGAGAATTTCAGAACACGGCAAAGATGGATCTCCCCTTGGCAGCTGAGAACGTCGCTGGGGATGCGCTGGGAGCGTATGCGGGCAGCAAGCTCGTGGAAGCGGCCAAGCCGGCCGTGGCGGCTGCCGGTGATGTCGCAGGGAGGGCCAAGCAGTTCATCCGCCCCGCAACCTCAGAGGGTGTGGTCCCCGCACCGCAACAGGCGGCTGCGGGCTTGGCAAAGGCTATCAATCCCCCTGGTGGAATCCCAGAAGGGCTTGAGGATTCGCTGGCCAACCAGACGCCCGGGATCAAGGATTACGCGGCGCGCACCAGCAACCCACTCAACACCCGCTGGGAACTAGCCAAAGCAGCCCTCGGTCACGCCCAAGAACTGAACGACTTCTACGACCAGCATGTACTTGGTCCCAGCGCTGACCGGCCAGTCTCAATTGAGGGCACCGGATATCAAGGGGAGAGCAACGGCAACGGCAAGGCGACCCTTGGCCAGATCGATGACCGGCTGAGCGCAATCAACAAGCTGACCAAGCCAGCCTACAACAACATCAATTCCGGGGCCACCATGACTGCGCTGGAGCGGATGGGATTGGACAACGAGGCGGGCGCGCTGCGGTCGACCCTATACAACGAGCTGGCCAATGACACCGGTATGACGCCGGATGCCGTTAAAAAGCTGCGTACGGACTATGGCCAATCCTATGACATAGCCAGCAAGACGGACGCGGCACGCAGGCGGGTAGGCGTGGGGGGTCCCATCCCGCTGACCAAGGAAGGCCTGATTCAAAGCGTGCTCGAGAACGTGGTTGGCGGCCGGGATGCTATTGCAGACCGCGGCGTGCAGAGCGCATTGCAGCAGTTCAAGCCCGCCATGTCGCCGATTGCTGATATGCGGCAGAACGTCACCGGGTTTCGTATCCAAGCGGCAAATACCGCAGCGGCCAACCAAGCGGCAGCACAGCAGGAGGTTGCGCATGGCGTGGGACTTGGACAAGATGCGCAGGCAGCAGCCGCTCAGCGCGGACAGCAGGCTTCGGGAATCAGGGGGCAAAATAACGCCCAAGCTCTCTCTGCTGCGCAGCAGGAGGTTCTACACGCCCATGATCTACAGACGACCGCACAGGATGCCGCCGCACAGCGCGCAGGACAGGCGTCAACGGCGCGCGCAGGGGCGGTTCAGGCGGGCGGGCAATTCACGCAAACCACAGAACCGACCGCTGGGACGTTCAGCTCGCCAAATGTACCCAAGGGGCTGACCAGGTACAGCGGCGGCAAAGCCTACGCTCTAGACCCAAAGAGCGGCTGGTGGGTTCCGCAGTAGGCTATTGAGGGAAGAAAACCTTGTCCATCAGGCCGAGCGCGGCAAATACGCCCACGACGCACAGCAGACCAGCGATTGCGCCCAAGACGATCTGACCGGTGGCGAACAGCAGAACCGTCACCAGGGCGAGGGCTGCGATGCAGAACAGCGCAAACATTACTGAACTTCAATCGTCGCTGGGCACGTACTCCCCGCGAAAGTGCTCCAAAAGGTTCGGCCATACACTCGGTACTCGCATGCGACTCCGGGCGCATAGGTCGGGGTGGGCGAGTAGTGAGACCTTCCTGTCCATTGAGCAGTGGCGGCATAGGCTACGGCAGGCAAGAGAAGTACAAGAATCGCAATGGCTTTCATGGCCACAAGTGTACACCTGGAAAGGTAAAAGATGGGAACATCCAAAGTAACTCCCCCGGCCGGACTGCACCCAGATTCGCTGCCGCCTGATTATGACGGCTGGGACAAAGAGCCCACCGTCCCGGATCATCCGCTCGGAAGCATTCGGGCGATCGACTATGACACCGGCCTGCCCATAGTAAAGCGAAAGGCGGAACAAAGTGGAATATCTAACGCACAAGGAACAGGAAACGACACTTCAGGAAATAATGCGCAAGCTAGCGGAGTATTGGGAAAAGGTGTATCCGAAGCCAAGCCAGCCGCAACCCCTGAAGCCGGGAAGCCAACCCAGCCCAAAGCCGAGGAAAAGCCGGGCAAAACCCAAGAGCTAACCAAGGGCAGCCCAGTAACCCTACCTGACGGCACCAAGGGTAAGGTGATGCACATGGTGCAAAACATGGGCACGGTGCGGGTAAGAACTGATGACGGCCGCAATCTGACTGTACGGCAATCTGCACTGAAGGTTGCGCCTCACGTCATGGTCGTAGCACATGCAAGGAAGTTACCAGAGAGGTAGGTGATGCCCAATGCCAGAGACACAATTCCAAGGTCTGATCCGCCGCCCGCCGATGGCCCTAAGCGGGAACGGCTGAGGTAGCAGGGCTGTTGATGCCTAGAGACGGCGAAGCGGATGCTTTTCGATTTCTTCGGTAGTAGCCTTGAGAAAATTGGCAGCTTACAACCCTTCCACGCCGCCGCTGCAAATAAAGTATACGGTCACCGGAGCAAACCAGTTCTAAAAACTCTCTAATAAAAGGGGCACCACGAATGAAACACATACTCAAGCCAGAAGACATGGAAATGGCTCAGCTGTTCAACGAAGGGCTGAGCTATCGCAAGATGGCTGTAAAATTCGGCCTTGCCCTAAGGACCATTGAACGTAGAAGCAAGTGGCCGGAGATGATCGAATACAGAGCAAAGCTCTCTGCCGCCCAGGACAAAGCGATCGAGTCGCGCATGCAGAAGGAGGCCAAGCAAGCAGTGGCGAAGTTGCCAATCATCTTCAGGTTTGAGGATGCGGCCGAGCGGTTTCTTAAGCTTGCTGACCACTCGACCAGCGAGCTCTGCAGGCTGCAGGCTACGCGAGCGCTGATGGAACTATATGGGGTTGCCAAGGCTCCCTTGGGTGGCCAGGTCGATGATTTGCAGAACAGCACAACCCGACCCGACGTTTACCAGGCCGAGTGGATGCGGAAACCGCAGTAAATGAGCGAAAGATACAGGTGGCATCCTGAAACTGACGCCCAGAAGGCGGCATTAGATTCTCCGGCGGAGCTGCTGTTTTTCGGGGGATCTGCGGGGAGCCTGAAGACTGAAACAATTTTGATGGATGCGTGTCAGGAGATAAGCAACCCTAACCTGAACGCCATGATCTTTCGCTCATCTTACGTTGAGATGAAGGACATTATCCGAAAGTGCCGCCGCCTCTACACGCCCCTGGGCGGAAAATACAACGGTTCTACATATACTTGGACATTCCCGCGTTTCCCAGGAGAGTCTCCGCCCACAGGCGCGGCAATCAGGTTCGGCTATATGGGAAGTGACGATGACGTGTGGAAGCTGCTTGGGCTAGAACTGACCTTCATCGCCTTCGATGAATCCACTCGACACACTGAATTCCAGGTACGCAATGCGATCAGCCGTTTACGAGCCACAGATCCGACCATTAGAAAACGAGTGCGACTGGCCTCTAATCCGGGGGGCGTTGGTGCAGATTGGCACATGAAGCTATTTCTACATAATTACTGCCCAGTCCATCAGCCGGAGAAGTCATGCGTTCCGGGCAAGCTTTACTATGACCGCAAGTGGCCTTCGGATGGCGTGAAGATCCCGCTATCGGTCGCCTTTATTCCAGGGAAACTCTCCGACCATAAACTGCTCGGAGATGACTACATAAAAAATCTCAACCAGATGTCCTCCGCCTATGCGGAAGCCATGGCCAAAGGATGCTGGGATACCCTCGAGGGCGCATACTTTCCTTTCCTCAACCGAGACATGATTCGCAGGATTGAAGAGTGCGATATTCAGCCATGGCATAGTCACTTTTTGGCGATCGACTACGGAATGGGCCAATCTTATGCAGCGGCCGGCCTATTTGTTCGGAGTCCTCCGGAACTCGCCAAGACCATAAGTATTACCGGACTCAAGACGGAGGTAATCCAAGCACCTTGGCCCAATGGAAGAATCCGGCAAATAGGGGAGATTTGCGTCCCCATGACCCCGGTAGACGATTTCATCCGTATGGTGATCGAAGGCTTCATTGTTCCCCATGGCGATGAGCGGCAGCGCTCCATAGTAGCCATATTTTTGGACCCGGCAAATTTTAACCCGTCGTATGATCTTCGCCAAGGAACCGGAGGCCACGCCGTATCTGACCAGATGGACAGGGTGCTCGACCCGCTCGGCATGTCATGCCAAAGAGCCTCCAATAACCGCCCCGGAGGATGGCAGCTACTCTCAAGAATGCTCAGGGATGGCGAATTCGAATTAACGAACTACAGCATGCAAACGTTCGATGCCCTGCGCACACGAATGATTGACAAAGAAAAGTATCTGGATATTTTCAAGGAAAAGGGAAAGCCAGAAGATGACCTCTCGGACATGGTTAGATATGGGGTCTATTCGTGGATTCACCCTGCAGACAAGCCGCGCGAGCTGGTGCTGAAGGAGGCCATTGAGGGCTTTGACAGAACCACGCGCGAGGGGATGACAAGCTCAGCGATACGCTATCAGGAGGCCGCTGACAAATTCGATCAGGGCGAGGAGCCCTTGCGGTTAGGCGGCAGACGGCTTGGAATGGGGAGAAGGCGCTAACCAACTCCCCGATTCGGTTTATGCAGCTTTTGTTTTGGCCCAGCGTGCTTTCTGTGCAGCAGCGATGCGCTTGCGGCCGGCAGGGGATATGCTGTAGCGGCGTGGTTTCTCTGCAGTGAGTATACTTCTGGCCTTCTGCAGGTTGGTGATTTCGGTTTCGAGTGAATGAATGATTTGCTGTGTGTCCATGGTAGTTCCTTTCTATTTCAGTGGTGCGGCTAAAAAGCTGTCCTTCGTGCCGTTCTCATTCATGTAATCGAGTGCCCGGCTAAGTAGTGCGGCCATCGCGTTGTGAAAATCTACTGACTTTTCGAGAAGGTAGAGTTCGTTTGCCGCAGTATCTTGTGGCAGTTTGGCAATGCAGTCGCCTAGATTTCGCATGCGATCAGCGATTTGCTGGTTAGTGAACCGTGCTTTCATCTGCTCAAGCGTGACACGGTCCGAGAGCAACCGCGAGCACTTGCTGGCCGTGGGCCCACTTGCCGCCAGACTTACGGCTATTGGTCTGCGCGGTTCGGACTGTCCCGATTGGGCAACTGCTGATACCAGTGTCAGCGCAAGCAACGCTGTAAGGGTATACGTAGAACATCTTGGTAGTGCCGTCGGAAAGGTCGATTTTGGCATGGCGATCACCTCACTTTTCGCTTTTAGATTGCGCCGTTTCATCTCCTGCCCCCAGCCATACGGCGCGATCTAGCTGCGGGGATCAAATGGAGCCTCGGTTGAAGGGATAGCAGCGGGTGAGGTCTTCAGGGCTATACTCAATTCCGGCCTTGATTGGACCTGTGTCTGTTCCGGGGATCGTTCCTCTAGGACATATACCGCGGAGAGGAACAGTGCCAGAAACAGCGGTATCAGTGCTAGCTTTTCTTTTAGGCTCCACGTTTTTAGTGATTGCATTTTTGTTCACCTCCTCTCGGTACCGATTAAGTGTTTATACTGCTCATAAATCTCCCTAGCCGCTCTTTCTCGGCCCTCGTTCGTATTGAAGGGGTGAAAGAATCCATACCAAAACGCGAACCATCTCATGCGAAACGGCATCACTTCTCGCCTCCCACTTTAGGCATCACGGCTTCAACAGCAGCGCTCATGGTTGCGGCACCTAATGCGTTCGGCAAAACACCATTTGAAGTCCAGGCTAGCGGCACGAGAGCAGAAGCCAGATCAACGAAGGCGTCTTCGCCCCACGTGCCGAAGGTATAGAACAGGTCAAGGTTATCGTCAAAGACGGCTTCCCCTCCCTGCAGCGCGGGATCAGCATCGTACAGGGCTATTCCCGCTCCTATATCCAGGGTAATCGGCAGATCGCACAGGACCACCTTGGCGCCGGCAGTGTGAGCGAGTGCAATCATCTGCTGCAGGTTGCCGCAAGTGTTGATTCCTCCCGGGTCGCAATATGGACTCCAGCCGGGATCGATGTCGTAAGTGCCGACGAGGATTACCACGACATCGGGATGCCCAGCTAAGGCAGCAGGGAACCGGGCTAGAACGCTTGTCGAGGTCTCAGCCGTGACGCCCGGGGGTGACCCGAAGTTGAACCATAGCGGGTTATCCTGCTGAGAGATCCAGGCAGTCAGTATAGGGTCGCCAACAAAGGCGACGACAGGATCGTGCTCCAGATCCTTGGATACCAGCTTGGGGCTGACCTGCATGCTGGAGCAACCGGTAGCGAAGATGAGAGCCAAAGGCAGAAAGTGCTTCATGGTTTGCTCCTTAGGCGAGCGCGAACACTAAAACCTGATCGTCATACGTCCCGACTAGAACCTTGCCGTTGCTCACCACTGGCGGGCAGTACTTGTTGTGCGAGTAGTTAATGCCCCAAGCGGCAGAATCCCAGAGCAGCTTGATTACACCGTTCGCAAAAGCCTCAGCATTGTAAACGAGAAATCGGCCGCCGCCGATTCCTGACCCGGCGTCGCCTAGAGGGATACACGCGAAAAGCAGCGGTGTGCCCGTCTTCGAGCCGTTGCTGGAGATGCACATAAAGCCGCCCGGATCGCCCGGCTGATTGGCGGAGGCTGTTTCGTTACCCTGAGCCAGAAACGTGAGCTGCCCAGCCGACGATAGCGACCAAGCCCGGAGCTGGGAGTTGCTGGCCCACACGAACACGATCACTGTTCCATCTGCTCTTTGATACGAGACTGGAGTCGAATGCATTTCGTGCGCATTGCCCTGGTACTGAAAGTCCAAGTTGCTTGAATCTTGCGGTGCGGCGTTGACACCGTTGCCCGGATAGTATCCCAGCCAAAGAGGTGCCGATCGAAGCTTGCCATAGTTGGCGGGCGCATTGATGAAACTCGCGAGCGTTGTCTCGCCCAGGTTCCGCGTGTTCGAGACAAATCCGATGCTGTCTTTTCCTGCAGCTACGATGCTGTTGTACTGCGGTACAAGCAATAGCCCGGAAGAGCCCACATCTGCGTCATACCAGCCCTCGTCCTCCTGCTCTGGCGTTTCCACGCGGCCTTTATCGGTAAATGGCGACCATCGATCAACAATTGCCAGTGAGGCTGGAGAATGCGTGTATTGCAGCTTGATAATGCTCTCTCCAAAGTTCTGTATGCCATCGAACCCGCCGTTTCCGGTGGAAGCGTAGATGTACCCAGCAGCATCCGCGATCATCGATGCGCCGCTATTCCAGATGCCCG